GCCTTGCGCTCAGCGTCTTTCATTGCCATTGCAGCCGCAGTCTTTTCGACAGCAGCGGCTACGATAGCGTCGATATCAATATCGCTCATAGTTTTCTCCTGTGCTTCGACTTGTGATAAGTCTTTTGGCATTGATTCGTTGGAATGTTTTTCAAACTCAACAGTTACTTTATCTTCAGTCTCCCGAACATTCAGTACATGCTTTTCCTCGGAATCGTTTATTTTGAAAGATTTCTTGAACTCTTCGTACTCATTCTCTGAGTCAAAAGATTTCGCAAGAGAAAAGGTTGCAGCCTGGTTAGCAGGAACCGTGACTACCGAAACCTCCAGTAATTCTGCATCCTTGATCTTGTATCCATCGGTTTCCGTCATATACTCCGCGTCCTTGACTCGGAAACCAACAGAAAAAGCTCCAAGAACGCCTTCTTTAATTAATTCGCCTACGTGACCAGCAGATTTAGCAATCTTTGCTTTTAACTGCAGACCATTATCATTTGTACCAAGCTGAACTGCCCGGCCAATCGGCTGATTGTAGTCATGATTAAAAAGAATTACGGGATTATTAAGAAAGTTGTCAAGCCCGCCTTTCGTCCAGGCCTCTGTCTCAATAATATCTCCAACTCGGTCAGTACCATTAGTACTGGCCATTCCAGCAATATGAAGATCATCGCCTTCATCAAATGCTTTGAAAGTGGAGCCAATATGAAAAATTTTATTCACTTGATTCTCCTGTAGAAGCTCTTAGTTTATCAAGAGGACTAAGTTCTTCTTCTTGTGCCGGCTCCAAAACAGGGGCGGGCTCTTTAACCTGAACTTCAACAGGTTTAGTGCCAATAGCTGCTAATCTAGCAGCATCTTGTCTTTCCAACATTCGGATAACTTTTTTGTAATTACCTAAATGTTTTTCTACAAACTTTAACGGGTAGGGAGCTTTTCCCTCCTTGTAAGCTTCATTATACTCTCTGATATTAAGTACTTTGTTTTGATCTTCAAAAAAAGCTACTAAAGCTTCTCGTATGTCTGATTTTTTAAGGGCTATTGCCATTATTCTCTCCTTCTACCGGTCTGCCGCCTTCTGAGGGGTTTGCTGCTGACCCTGCTATGTTTGCAGGTACCCTTAACTCTCCAGCACCGAATTGTTCATCATAATTTAAAGCTTCTCTTGCTTCGTTAGGTGTGATAATACCAGTATTAACAAGAGTTGAATAGTATGCGGCTGCATCTCTTAGTTCTGGCTGAAGTGCAGGAATGTTACTAATATCCTCTGTAATTTCATATCCGAAGAATCTTTCTATTGCAAAATTAATTTTTCGAATAATAGGTAAAATTGTTTCTAAATAATATAGTCTATGGTTAGGACGAATATTTGCATTGTTGCCAGAATCTAACATAATTGGAGGAACTCCGAGAACTTTTAAAATTTCTTTCTCTGCTCCTTCGATAGATGCCTCAAAGTCTAACTCTCGAAAGTTTACATTTGTAATCTTATCAAGTTCCATTGCACCATCTAAAATAAGTGGTCTTCTTCCTCCGCCATCTGGACGATAACGAGTCATCCACGATTGAATCATTCTTTCTTTATTCTTTTCACTAATTACGGAGGGTGATTTAATTACTAGACCAGGAACTGCGCCATTCTTAAAAAAGTTATCCTGAAATTGACGCATACGAGTAAGTTGAGACATTACTCGCTGCGCGGCTCTTAGTCTGCTAGTTCCTCGGTAGATACTGTGAAAAGAATTTTCTTTGACATGAATGATTTCTTTTGGGGAGTAATCTATACTGGTTTGAAACGTGTACTTCTGTACGTATGTTTGTTTATCAGGCTCAATATCAGTATAGTTTGCCGGAAGATGGTAAAGATGCGCCCCATCGAAATAGATGAAAATATTGCCGTCGAGTATATAGTCGATAATGAGGTTTCGCTTGAATGACGAAATATCTTGAAAAGGATTTGGCTCCTTGTTGAGCAAAAGATCAACTCTGGTACGACGAACTCCTTTCACAACCGAATTCAATCCTTGAATTGGCTCACCTACTCGAAGGGGGATCTCAGCAGTGTCATCAACAATCATGTTGACAGCACGATTTACAACTTCTAAGTATTCATAATATGCTGTGTAGTTATGTATAATTTCACGAGAAGCAATTGGCCCAGAACCCTCGAGACTAACTACAATCTCTTCCTGTGCTGGGTTTAGTTTTTCAGTAGGCTGTTGACCTCTCCAGAAATTATACCATGCCATGTTTTTCTCGTTGAATCTCTACCCAGCGCATTTGCTTCTTTGCTGTATGAAGCGGCGGATTTCGCCCATAAATACTATGCAACTTTAAATGGTGGTCATGGCAAAGAGTAACAGTATCATTATAAAGTTCTTGCCAATTATCGTCTATAAATTCGTCTCTCCAGATTGTAATATATTCATCTGTATAATGTTCTGGACGAAGTTTCTGCTTCTCTTTCAACCACTTATGCAGTAATGGAGCTAATGTATAAAAATGGTGAAAATCGAGTTTCACCTTTGCATCACAAATCTCACAAGAAGAGCCTTTTTCGTATTTAGCTTTAGCTCTATCCCTGATATATTTGACTGGATCTCGTTTTAGCTCGGCCATTTTTATAAATTATACTTACGGGTTAGTTGAAAGTCAAGAATTATTTTTTCC